ACAGGTTCAGGATCGCTGGTGTTCGCAACATCTCCTGCGTTGGTAACCCCTAACCTTGGAACACCGTCGGCAGCGACCCTTACGAACGCTACAGGGCTTCCTATTTCTACAGGGGTGTCTGGGCTAGGGACAGGCGTAGCAACGGCTCTAGCGGTGAATACGGGGTCTGCTGGGGCATTTGTGCCGACAACAGGGTCGGGTGCTTCCGGCACTTGGGGTATTAGTATTACTGGCAATGCTGCAACCGCAACTTCCGCAACATCCGCAACTACAGCTACAAATTTAGCAGGAGGAGCGGCTTATAAAATTGCTTATCAATCTGGCTCTAATGCAACAGACTTTGCTGATGCCCCATCAAGTTCTAACACATATTTGAAATGGAATGGATCTGCCTTCGCCTGGGACACGCCTTCTGGTGGTGGAGGTGGCAGCGGAGGGGGATTTGCTTACGGATGGTTTATTTCTTAAGAGGTCAACATGAACACAATGATTCTTAATGCCACGACGAAAACCATCAAAGCGGTGATGTCTGGTGCGGCAGCAACTACAAACCCGTCATTTACGGCTCACTATGCTGACAACGACGGCACAACGTTTACTGAGGGGTCTAATGACGGTGCTTTTAACGGAACGACAGATGTAACGTTAGTAAGTGCTCCAACAGGGTCTTATCGAAGAACTATCAAATCAATTACGATTTGCAATACAGACACAGCCGCTGTAACCATTACATTAAAGTACGACAATAACGGGACTCAACGCACTGTTGCTAAGTTTACGCTTGCCGTGAACGACACCTGGACTACAGACGGAACGTTTGATTCCAGCGGTAATTTTAAGCAGACAGCATCCAATGTAACTTTAAGCAGCATCTCAGGGCTTGGTACTGGCGTATCAACGGCTCTTGCAATCAATACGGGGTCATCTGGAGCGTTTGTAGTCAATGGCGGCGCATTAGGAACGCCAACAAGCGGAACGCTCACATATGCAACGGGGCTGCCTCTTAGTACGGGTGTTACCGGAACACTTCCTGTTGCAAACGGTGGTACTGGAATAACCTCTCTAGGCTCTAACGTTGCAACATTTCTTGGCACACCGTCATCTTCCAATTTAGCATCGGCTGTGACGGATGAGACAGGCACTGGGGCACTTGTTTTTGCAACGTCGCCAACCTTAGTAACTCCTGCACTTGGCACACCTGCAAGCGGCGATTTAAGAAATTGCTCTATGGCTGTTGCTCCTGCTATTGGTGGCACAACACCAAGTACCGGAACGTTTACAACGCTTACAGCAACAAGTTTTACAGTAGGTAGATCTACTGGATGGACACAATCAACCGACACTTACACCACGACAAGTTCTGGTGTAACAGACGTTCATTCTTCGATGAGGCGTTGTGTTGTAAGAGACGATGGTTCAGTCAATTATTACTTAAGCGCAACTGACTCAACGAAAAAAGAGGATGGAACGACATCAAGTGTCATTACTGGCGCAGACGGCATGGTCATGGTTGAGATACCGGCTTTTTATGTGAAATTTACGCCAGGATCTACAAGAACATGGGCTATTTCGTTAAACCCTGCTCCTGGTTACGCTTTACATCCTGCATTTATGAAAGATGGCGAGTTTGTGCCATATCGTTATATCGGTGCTTATGATGCTTGCGTCAACACGACAGGAACCACTTATCAGTCTGGCTTGAATTACGACTCCAACGTTGGAGCGGGTCAAAGTTGGAATACGGGAACAGCAAAACTTGCATCAGTTTCTGGTGTTTATCCAGCCGTTGGTATTACAAGAGCGCAAGCCAGATCATTGGCCGCCAATCGTGGTACAGGTTGGCGACTAGTTGACGCTTACCTAATGTGGGCTGTAGAACTTTTATTCCTAATCGAACACGGGACTTTTAGGACGCAACAAACCATAGGCGATGGGAATACAAATGTAACTAACGCATATAATGCAGCTTCTTCTGGTAACCAAACGGATTCTCCTCACTCAGTAGCAGGAAAGTCTAATTCTATTGGGAACGCAAGCACAAACACCACCAATGGTGCTAGTAGTGGCACAAGAGATACCGCCTTCATGTCTTATCGTGGTATTGAAAATTGGTATGGAAATTGTTGGAACTGGGTTGATGGGTTCAATATCAACTCAAATCAAGGTTATGTCAGCAACACAAGGGCCAACTTTGCAGACGATACGGCAACAAATTACAACGCCATTGGTTCTGCGATGGTTGCAACCGATGGGTATGTAACAAACTGCCAAAACGAAACTTTTGCATTCCTCCCGTCTGCTGTTGGTGGTTCTTCAAGCACTTACTGGGCTGACTACTATTACCAAGCTAGTGGTTGGAGGGTGGCGCGTTTTGGCGGGGCTGCGGGTGATAGCGCGCTTGCTGGCGGGTTCTGTTGGATTCTGAATGATGCGTCTTCTGCTGCTTATCGTAGTGTTGGCGCGCGCCTTGCTTTTTAATGATTTGATGTAAAGGGGTAGTTGTGCAACAAGTGGCGATTTTTGGCAGGAATGCGAATAATGGCACGAATGCTGGCAGGTTCTATTGGAATCTGAATAATGCGTCATCTAATGCTAATCGTAATATTGGCGCACACCTTGCTGTTGTGGTAACACGGTACAACACTCCTACCCTTGAGGGTAAATATGGCACTCCAATACAGTTTAGTAGGGATACCGAAAAACTGGGAGGAAAACAGCAATGAAACGCGCTGGCAACCTGTGGCACAAAATTGTTGATTTAGAAAATATTAAGTTAGCCCATCAACAGGCAAGACGTAAAAAAACGTTTTACACAGAAGTAAAGATGGTTGACGCTGACATAGAGAGATATTGCAAGCAAATACAAGAAATGCTTGTTAACAAAACATTTACAACGAGCGATTACGAAAAAGAACTTAGGTTTGACGGTAGAAAAGAAAGGGTTATTTACAAACTTCCCTATTTCCCAGACAGAATCGTTCAACATGCTCTTTTGAACATCATTGGGTCAACTCTTACTAAGTCTTTCATTAGAGATACATTTCAATCTATACAAGGAAGAGGTACTTATGACGCAATGATGCGCGTTAAGAAACTTGTAAGGAGTGAAAATTGCCCACGGTACGCCCTCAAGATTGATGTATCAAAGTATTACCCTAGTGTTGACAACAATCTATTGAAAGAAATTTTAAGAAGAAAAATTAAGTGTAAAGATACGCTTTGGCTCATAGACAATATCATTGATAGCACTAATGGCTTGCCGATAGGAAATTATACAAGTCAGCATTTTGGTAACCTTTATCTAAATTGGTTTGACTGGTGGATGAAACAAGAAGTAAAGCCAGTCGGGTATTACAGATACGGCGACGACATTGTTGTATTAAGCAATTCTGTCAAAGAACTATGCTCTAACAAAGAAAGAATGCTAGAAAAACTTGCTCTGTTAAAACTATCAATTAAACATTCTTGGTCAATATGCGATGTTAGGAGTCAAGGTTTAGATTTTGTCGGCTTTCGGTTTAGGCCAGGGTATACAAAGTTAAGAAAAAACATTGCAAAAAATTTTGCTGATATGTGCGTATTTGTTAAATCTAATCTAAAAACAATGCCTTATGACATTGCTTTGAGCAAGCTAATGGCCTACAAAGGATGGGTTAAATACAGCAACGCCAAGGGTCTTTGGAGGCACCATTTAACCGCTGCGCTATACAGCGCATTTCCTAAACAGTTACGAGGCGCAATATGAAAACTTACGCTGATACCCAACAACAGGTTTACGAAGTCATTGGTCAAACATTGCTGATCCACTGGAACATGCAAGAAGTTCCAGCGCCAGAAGGACGAACGCAATGGCAGGCCGATGAAGCGGTTTGTCATGTAGGCGATGGCAGATCTGCAATCATCGAAAAGATCATAGGGTCTGTTTACACAACAGGATCTGAAATTGCTACCATCAACAATCAAACCTCTGATCCTGTTGCTTATGCAGACTATCAAGCATTTAGAGCGCAAGCCAAAGCGTTAGCCGATGGTTGGGTTAACCGAGAAAATAAATAGCAAATTAAAACGCAGATAAAACCTGAAGAATCATGACACCTGAACAGAAGTCAGACATAGCCTCAGAAGCAATCAAGGCAGCGCCGCCGATTGCAATCACGACTGCTGTGACTGTTGGCGGTCTGACTCTCAACGAGTGGGTTGCTATTGCTACCCTGCTCTACATTGTGTTACAGTCCGGCTGGCTTGTCTGGAAGTGGTATCACGCGATAAAAGACAAGAA